GTGATTATCACAGTGGCGCAGAGTGGTACGGGCGAATCTTCTTCTTCGCGTGTAGTAAGGATCCGTATCTTGAAGCATGGTGGGTCACATATCTTTTTTCCTTATCATCGAGAACACGTTGATAATCCCTATCCTACTAGCCCATTGATGTTGGGTTGGCCGGTACAGAAAGCGGCAGTAGACGCTTTGAATCGGTACATGATGTGTGCGGCTTTACACGCAACACCTCCGGTTAGTTATGATCGTGACGATCAACAGTTCGCACAGGAAGGTGGGCCAAGGATTTATCCTTTTGCACAGTGGGCGAGTACGAGTGAAGTACGACAGCACATTGTCGGTCAACCAGGGGCTCTGTTTAACGCTTATGCTGGTTTTTTACAGCAATATGCTGATGTAACAGGGGTCAATGCACCACGACTCGGCGCACAGACTATTTCCCATACGACTGCTTTTGCGAAGAGTGCGGAGTTACAGCGTGGCACTATCAGAACGGTTGATTATGTCAATGCGACTATGAATGGCCCGTTAGATCAATGGTTAAGCAAGTGTTACGAAATGGGTCGTGACAACATGAAAGAGATTACGGTGTACTTAAATACTTATAACGGCTATGTCAGTCTGAATAAACAATCGTTACCTGACATGGTTGAGTTTGAGGTATTTGGGGCGGGTGGGCCTCAAGAAGAAGTGCAGAAACAACAACGACGGTTCAGTGCAGTACAACTGGTCATGCAAATTGATCAGTTACAGACGCAAGCGAAAGCAATGGGTCTACCAGAGACACTGGATTATCAGAATATGAAACAACAAATACTAAGAGATGCGGGGTGGACAGACGTTGACACAATCCTTAACGATGGAGGAGAAATTGCTCCTCAAGGAACTCCAGATCAATCCGGTATGGGTGTCGCTAATCAAACGGCTGACGTTGCCCCAGGTGCCGCTTTACAAGCCCTTGCGCTCGCAGGACAGCAATAAAGCAGCTACCAACGACCAGATCCATAATTGGATATATGAAAGTGGAAAGGCTCATGCGCTTTCCAACTTATCTTTAATCTTAACCTCTAAGGAGGAAACCAAATGAGTGATGAGGCCATAGCAAACAACTCTGAGGCTGTTGCCCCAGATTCGGGAAGCGAAAGCGTTACAGACCTCGATAGCCTGTTATCGGAATACGACAACAGTGCGACAACAACAACTGAGCAAGCGACTGCTAGTTCGGGAGAAGTAGACGAAAGTGATCGGCTTAGACGAGTAGAAACCCTGCTAGAAACGTCCGAGCGCCGACATGCTAAAGAACAGTATCGTCATGGAATGGAAAATACCGTTTCAATGATGAGAAATGCTTTAGGGGTCGATATCAATGCGGATATTTTAGAGTCTTATGTTTCAAACGAAGCAAAGAAAGACGAACGAATAGCGCAAGCGTGGATAAAAAAGGATGAAAATCCGAATAGCTGGAAGAAAATCGTCACAGCATTAGCTCATGATTTCAAAGGAAAAATGGGTGATTTTGCTAATTTTGATCAACAAGCGACTAACAATCTCGATGCAGTACGCGCTTCAGTTAAATCGAAAACTGAAACAAGTGCTGATCATGACGAGAAGTATTCTTTAGCCAATCTCAATGCTTTAAGTGAGCAAGAGTTTGAGCAAAGGAAAAGTTCTTGGAAGGGTTAGCATATAACAAGAGGAATTTGTTATGGCTTTAACCATATCTGCGACTAATTCGGAGTTACCACTCCCAGTCAACAATATGCTCATGTCTACATTCCTGAGAAACGCGGCCTCAAGAGCGCCGTATTTCTTGGGTACTATGCCTGGTGAGATCACCCGAAACGGTGGAACTGCTACGGTAAAATGGAGGCGAATTGATAATCTATCCGCAGCGACTACTGCGTTAGGCGAATTACAAGGTAATGCGTCCTATATGCAAGGTCGTTCCAGTGCGGCACTCGCAGTGACGGATGTGACGGCAACGGTAGCCAAGTATGGCAACTTTGTCATCATGAACGAGACTGTAGATAAGTTTGAACCACAAGGGCAGTTTGATGCGATTATGAAAGTGATCGGTATCAATGCGGGTCAATCGTTGAATCAGGTGCAGCGAAACACTGCTGAAGATTCACAAACGATTGTACGGGTTGCCGGTGCTTCAGACGGTGCTGTAAATAGTAAAATTACTATTGCGTCAATCAAAAGTGTGATTAACACGTTGACGAAAAATTCAGCACGAACATTTTTTCCTATGACTAACGGTAGTCAGAATGTTGGTACTGGCCCACAGTTACCCGCGTTCATTGGTATCTGTCATCCTGACGTAGCGATTGACGTTGCTGGTTTGACAGGTTTTACCAGTGTAGAAACTTACGCTGGACAAGTCGCAACTTACTTAGGTGAGTTCGGGTCAATTGGCGTTGCCGGTTTAGCAGTCCGTTTCTGTTTAACAGAAGATGCGTCTGTTGATGCCAATGCTGGTGCTGCTGTTGGGTCTACAGGTTGTCGTTCAACCGGTGGGTCAACTATCGACCTGTATTCAGTGCCGATCTATGGCATGGATGCTATCGGTACAGTCGGATTCGGTCAGAGATACCCAGATGGGTCTTTCATGGCAGGAGATGACCTTGGCCCTGTTGATATTATCGTTAAAGGACTCGGTTCCGGTGGAACGTCTGATCCTTATGACGAGATCACAACGGTAGCCTGGAAAGCGTGGCATGCGTCGGCAGTGCTTAACGCTGCTTTTGGTCGCACAATTCGGTGTGGAGCTTCCACCCTGTAAGTGTGTGTGGTGTTTGGGAGGGGCGCTTATGCGCCCCTTTTTAATGGAGAAATATTTTGCCTGAGTTACATCAATTAATTACAGAGGATTCGCGTCCGTTACTGGAAAGGATACGGCGTATCGATCTGGAAAAAGTGTGTGTAAGTTTCAAATTATCGTTTTCGCATGATGCTAGTGCTGATGTGCTGCGTCAGTTAATTCGAGCGAACGGGATAGACGATGTGGCGATCCAAGAGCATATTAAATGTGTGCAGATCGATCAGAAAACGGCCAATGGTGGCGTATCACCGCAAGTTTATCCAGAGCGTTTGGAAACAAAAGTAGTCGATTACGATTATAAAACGAAGCTGGAAGAGAAAACAGAAACGGCAGAAGGCGATAGTGATTTGCAATCTGTGGTGAAAGCGCAGAGTAAACAAATAGAAGAATTACTGGAGATGAACCGGAAACTGTTAGGTAGCAAAGCAGATGATCCGAATTGGCAGGATCACCCTGAACAGTTACATGGCAAGACGCTTCAAAAGAAGCTGAAAGAGTTAGGTATTCCGGTTTCTCGCAACGATACCAAAAAACAACTGTTGGATAAATTTAATGGGTACAAAAACGCTTCTTAATGGAGTTAATGCGGTGTTACGCCGCGTAAACATCCTGACAGGTGACACTGGTGAGCTTGATTCGCTAACCAGTAGTCCTCGCCAAGTATTTATTGATACTGCGATCCAGGTATGGAATGAGGCTACGATACAACTGTATTCCTCTACTTCTGGAGCGTTACCAACTTCGATTACCGAAGCAACGATTACGTTAGCGAATGGGGATCGTGATTATGCTTTAGCCAGTGATTTGGTGCGTATTTACTGGCCGTTACAAGATGAGACTAATGGGCGTGAGATAGAACAATATCCTGGTGGGTATATGCAGATGGTGAACGATCAGGAGATCCCTACTAACTATACGGGGATACCTTATTATGGGGTCATTCGACCTACTGACGGTTTGTTGTATCTCGATGCTATACCGCAAGCATCGGAAGCGGGATTAGTTTATAAGTATCGTTATGACAAGTCGTTGGTCTTGGATACTGCAACGGATACGTTTCCGTTTAGTGATCAAGTCTTTCAAGCAATGGTTCCTGCAGTGACTGAGTTATGGAGGCGTTCGCGTAATCGTATGGTAGATAACGCTACGTTGGAAGCTGCGATGGGTACAGCAAGTAGAATGTTAAGTGAAAACAAGATGAGGCCAAGCTGGTTTAGCGATTGGCAAGTGCGATCTAATCCTTCCGACCCGTATTCTCGGTACTAGCCCATGACGCGAGATATTGTCCCTAGAGGCACGAAACGCCAAGAAGCTGATACGATCATTTTAAAGTTTGCGGGTGGATTGAGTACTCGCGCTTCGATCATTGATATTAACGATAACGAATGTGTGGATGGACAGAACTTTGATCTCGACTTACAGAATTTCGCGTTCAGACCTAGAGCGCCTTATGACAAGATTGGCACTGCAACTAACAGTGCGGAAATTAGAGGCTTTGCTTCTCTACAAAAAACTGATGGTTCGGTTTCGATGTTGGTTCAAGCCGGAAACACCGTTTATCAATGGGATGGTACGAACTTCACAAGTAAGGGTACTGTATCTGCGACCGCGCAACTACGAGGTCGATTAAGTCATAATTGGGAACTCGATGATGTAGTCCTGATTACGGATTTGAATTTACAGGAACAAGTGTATCAGTGGAACGGTTCTACTTTGTCTACAGTCACGTTTACTAAAAATGATGGCAGTACGGGTTGGACAGGTGAGTTCAGAGCTAAATATTGCACAATAGACAGTGAACGTGTGATGTTTTCAAACGTCAACGATAACTCTACTGCGTATCCTCATCTCATCGTGGGTAGTAAGCGTGGATCGTACACGATTATCAGTAATGATCAGCGACCGAGTTCAAGTTTAAGTGAAGAAGATCCTTTCTTTCTTTTACAACCTGATTTACGACCCATCAATGGTTTTGTAGGGGCATTTAATACTGTCGCAACGTCATCACGCGGCGGTGCAATGTTCCAATTAACAGGCGCTAGTGCAAAAGACTTTTCGTTCACGCCTTTATATCCTCGCAGT